GATCTGGACCGGCTGATCAAGGAGCGGCTGGACCGGGAGCGGGACAAGGCCGAGAAAACAGCGGCCAAGGCCAGGGAAGAGAGCGAAGCAGCCTCGCTGGCGGAGCAGCAGAAGTGGCAGGAATTGGCGGAAAAGCACGGCAAAAAGGCCACCACGCTGGAGGAATCGCTGGCGGCAGAAGCCAGGGCGCGGGCGGAATTGGAAGAGAAGGCGACCCGGTATCAGGGGGCGCTGGATACCTTTTTGAAGGTCCAAAAAGAGGGCCTGCCGGCGCATATCCTGGGGCTGCTGGACAAGCTGGACCCGGTAGAACAGTTGAACTGGATCGCTGAAAATCGGGAGGCTTTGGGCAAACCGGCAGCGGCGGGCGGGATTCCGGCCACGCCAGCGGCGGCGGCTCCGGCCAGCAGCAGCACGCCGGCGGATGCGTCAAAACGTCAAAAGGAATTGAGCCAACAAATCAGAAGCTGGATGTAATTAAGGAGATTTATCATGGCAACTTTAACGATTACCAACGCGCGGCCGGTGAAGGTGATTGAGCAGCACACCTGGCCAAACGGGGAATCCCTGACCAAGGGCAAATATGGACGCCTGAGCAGCCTGGGCAAGGCTGAGTTGGGCAACGCCACCAGCGCGGGCGAGGTGGGGTTTGGCGGTATTGTGGTGGGCGAAGATGGGGCGAACACGGTGACTATTGTGCGCAAAGGGCTGGTGGACGTGGGCGAGGGCCTGGCGTCGCTGGCTTTTGGCGCGGCAGTGTACCTGAGCGACACGGACGGCACCTTTGGCGACACGGCCGGCACGGTCTCCACGATTGTGGGGCGGGTGGTGCCTGGCTGGAGCAACACCACGGCCGATAAACTGCTGTGTATGGACCTGTAGGCCAGATTTAGAGAGATTGGAGACCTAGACAATGGCAAACTTAGTAGGCTACGGCTTTTATGATCTTCAGGCGCTGTTTTCGCAGCGCGTTTCGACCGTGGGCGTGCAGCGGATTTATACGGCGGTGCAGCAGAGCGCCGCCGAGTACACCCGGCAGGCCAACGGCATTATGAGCACCCTGGTGGAACGGACCACGGTGGCTCAGGAGCAAATTGAACTGGCGGGCGACGGCACGCTGCAACCGCTGGATGAGTACGGCAATCCGGTCCCGGTCCAGCCGGGGAGTTACTACCAGGTGGCCTATCCCATTCAGGGTGGGGGCACGGCCTGGGGCACTAACCGGGTGAGCCGGGAATTGCTGACGGTGGAAGAGGCCAACCGCAACACCGTGGACGCGCAGCGGCGGGACGCTGACTGGATCAGCCGGCACGCCTTGAGCGCGATTTTGTGCAACACCACTTGGACCTATAACGACCGGATCGGGCCGGACGGGGCCAAAGGGCTGGGCAATATCACGGTGCAACCGCTGGCCAACAGCGACACGGTCAAGTTCAACCGGCGCGGCGGGGCGGCGGCAGCCACGGATAACCACTATCTGGCCCAGGCCAACGCCATCAGCTCGGCGGATAATCCGTTTCCGACCATCCGTGAGGAATTGCAAGAGCACCCGATGAACACCGGGCCGCTGGTGGCTTATATCGCCAGTGACCTGCGGGCCAGCGTAGAGGGCTTACCCACCTTTGTGGAAGTCAACGACCCCAATCTGCGCTACGGCCTGAGCACCGACACCCTGGCGGGCACGGTTGATCCCGGCCCGGCGGATGAAGTGCTGGGCTACATCAAGGGTGAGAATATCTGGGTAGCGGAATGGCGCTCAATGCCCTCCAGCTACATTATCACCCACGCGCGCGGGGCCGGCCCGGTGCTCAAGATGCGGGAGTATCCGGTGGCGAGTCTGCAAGGCTTCTTCCCGGAGCAATTCAGCCCGGATGGGAACTTGCAGGAGATGCGTATGATCCGATACGCCGGGTTTGGCGTGGCGATGCGGGTGGCGGCCTGTGTGATGTACATCGGCAGCGCCTCATATGCTATCCCGACCGGCTACACCAACCCCTTAGCGGCCTAGTCACGATAATAGCGATTATCTGACCTGTATTTGGGTGGGGTGGGCGGTCCACCCCCCCCAATTTTGAAAGTGAGGAACGATGAGCAATATCAAAACCGTGGCGGCTTTTGGGCTGGCCTTGATGATGTTGGCGGCGGTGATTGCGCCGATTGCCGCCCAGGGCGGCGGCCTGAGCCGTAACCCGTTTGACTGGGTGATTGCCAAGCAGTTGACGGTCAATGGCTACATCACCGACCGGAGCACGGCTTTACGGCTGCAAGATGTTAAAGTGCGCGGCGGCGGCAACGTGCGGGCCGAGACGGAGGCCACCACCGGGACTACCACCATCACCAGCACCTTTACCAATCCCGATTATCCACGCAATATTGAGATCACCATCGCCCAAAAAACGGGCACCTATACGGGCATCCGCACCGCCGGTAATATTTACATTTACGGGATAGACGCGCGGGGCATTAGCCACGTGGACACGGTGGCGATGACGGCTATCAGCGCCTCGCAGGTACTCACGGGCGTGGTGCCGTTTGCCACCCTGACCCAGGTAGTCATCCCGGCGCAGACATTCCCGGTCTCGGTGACGCTTTCCCTGGGGAAAAAGTTTGGCCTAACCAAAGCGCCGCTGGTGAGTACGGGCGATGTGTTTTTCTTTACCGCCAACAACACCTACACCAGTTCATTTACGGTGGATAAAGCCAACGGCACGGCGCAGCCCACTACGGACCCAACAGCCAACGACGATTACACCATCTGGTTTAAGCAGTAGAGGAAAACGACGATGAAGGATGGTATTTTGCACGCGAGGGACGCCAGGGCGCAGCAGCGGATTGTCAAGGCGGCGGCGCAACTGGCGGAGGTGATTGGAGTCCATCCGGCGGCGCTGGAACGGCTGCGGGATGAGCGCGGCGGGCCGCTGGTGCAGGCGATGCTGCAACGGGAGGCGATTGCCGATCTGTTGGAAAGCACGTTGGAGCGGGTCAGCAGCCTGACGGCGGCGGGGCAAGCCAGCCTGACGGCGGAGGATGTATTGGACAAGGTGGCCCAGGCCGGGCTGCCCAAGGCCAGCCTGACGAAAATCCGAGAGGTGTTGACCAGTGGCAGCGCCGACTAGCTACAGCGAGACCACCCTGGCCGATTATATGCACACGCTGCTGGGGCCGGTGGCCACGGCGCTTGATTACACCTCGCCGGCGTCTTATGTGGAAGCGGTCAATGAGGCTTTGCTGGATTACGGCACGGATGACATCAGCACCGTCTCCGGCAGAGACAACATCCGCAAACTGCGGGCGCTGGCGATGGTGCAAGCCTGGCGGCTGGTAGTCCAGCAGCTCAGTACCGATTACGATTTTAGCGCGGGCGGGGCCACCTACAACCGCAGCCAGATGCAAAAGCAGGCGGCGGAGGCGCTGGCCAGGGCGGAGCAGACGGCTATCACCCTGGGGGCGACGCCGGGCTATGTAGTGGGCATCGACACGATCAGCCATATCCACGATCCATACCGGTATGTGCCGGCGGAGGAGCGAGTGATCCCGTGACGGTGATCGGGCTGGGCAAGTAGTGACGATAAGTTACATTATATTTCCTGGGAAATGATTTATTTACCGCGCGGCTGGCTATGGCTACTCATCCGATACCGGCGCAGACAGTAGAGCTGATCCCGGAGGCAGAGGGGCGGGACTCGCTGACGGTGGCGGTGGACGGCTGGGGAAGCTGGACCATCAAGGCGGTGGAGGGCGGGCTGAGGCTGAGCCTGGCTGCGCCCTGGAAGATCCGGCCGCCTGAAATATTTGTTCACCCGGAATGGACGGGCCTGACGGTGATGATAGAGAAAAAGCGGGGCAAGAAGTGAGGATTTACTGGCACAGCAGCGCCCCCTGGGGGCCATCCTCTTACAGCGTGCTGACCCGGCGGGCGATCCCGCCGATGGTGCGCAGCGGCCACACCGTGACCGTGGGCACGTATTACGGGCTGCAAGGTGAGCCAATCGGCTGGCCGGTGTATGAGGCGGATGGGCGACTGGCTAATAAGGTAACGGTGCTCCCGGCCATCACCAGCACGGCCCACAACGCCGGCACTTTGCGGGCCAGCGTCAAGCGCTGGGGTTGCGAAGTGGCGATTGTGTGCGCCGATGCGTGGCTGTTTACGCCGGAGCATACGGGCGAGATTAAGTTTTGCCCGTGGCTGCCGGTGGATCACGATCCAGCGCCGCGGGCGGTGGTGGAGTGCCTGCGGGAGGCCTTTTATCCGATGGTGTACAGCCAATGGGGCGTGGACCTGCTGGGCGACGCCGGGATTGAAGCGCATTATGTGCCGGGGTCGGCTCCGGCGGATGTGTTTAGACCGGGCGACAAAGGCAAAGCGGCGGAGCGGTTGGGCATCCCGCCAGAGTGTGACTTTTTGGCGGTGATGGTGGCGGCCAATAAGGACGGCACGGACCGCAAGGGATTCGGGCCGGCCCTGCGGGGGTTTGCCAAGTTTGCGGAGAGGCATCCCCAGGCTTATTTGTATCTCCATACTCGCTGGGACGGCGGATTAAATTTGATGGCGATGGTGGAAAGCCTGGGCCTGCGGGAGCGCACCCTGCACCCGGATCAGTACGCCTATGATTTTGGTTTGCTGGACGAGCATTATATGGCCGACGTGTACCGGGCCGGGGACATCCTGCTCAATCCGTGCAAAGGCGAAGGATTCGGTCTGCCGCTGATTGAGGCGCAGATGTGCGGCACGCCAGTGGCGGCGGCGGATTTTGCTACCACCGATGAGCTGCTGTTTGGCGGCTGGAAATTGAGCGGCCAGCTGGAGTGGAGCGACGGGGCCGATAGCTGGCGGTATGCGGTCAGCGCGGACTCGGTGGCGGCGGTGCTGGAAGAGGCGTATCGGGAGCGCAACCTGGAGGAGATCGGGGCGGTGGCCAGGGCCAAGGCGCTGGTGTTTGATGACCAGGCGGTGTGGGCCAACTATTGGCGGCCAGCGCTGGCAGAGATGGAGCAGAGATTAGCATGAGGCCGATCAGCCCGGGCGAATTGGAGCGGATGCGTCAAACCGCAGCCAGCCCGCTGCCGGATACCTGTACCATCCAGACGCGGACGCAAAGCGTGGACGCCTTGGGCGGGATCAGCTATAGCTACGCCAATACTTACACCGGGGTGGCCTGCCGGCTGGATGCGGGGCAACCCGGCAGCGAGACGGTGCGCAACAGCGCCGTGCAAGCGGAATCGGGCTGGACGCTGACAGTGGCCTATGATCAGGCCATCGGGGTGACGGATCGGGTGATCCACGCCGGTTTGACCTATGAGGTGGCCGGGGTGGTGGATAACCGCAGCTATAAAACGGAGCGACAAGCGCACCTGGTGAGGGTCGATAATGGCTAGTGTGAGCGTTAAGCTGGATATGCGGGTACTGGAGCAGATCAAAAAGCAGGTGGGCGACCGACCGGTAGAGACGCGCACCATCCGGGATGGGACGGAGTACGGCCTGTATGTGGAATTGGGCACGGAACGGATGACCGCGCGCCCGGCCCTGGTGCCGGCAGTGGAGCGGGTCAAAAAGGTTTTATTGAGCGCCATCGGCCCGGCCGTGGAGCGAGGCGAGGATTTGAACGCCGTATTTTGGAAGGCGGCTTTTTTGGTGGAAGGCTGGTATAAGGCCGAGGTACCGGTGGATACGGGCACGCTGAAGAACAGCATCACGGTGGACTGATGAGCACGCAACTTTTGGAAGCGGCGCTATTGAGTAAGTTGACCGGCCAGGCCAGTTTGATTACGGCCCTGGGCGGGAGCTACATTTACAACAAGATCGCGCCCCAGCCTGCGCCCGGCAAGTATGTGATCTTCCAATGGCAGGGCGGCGGCGATGAAAATGAGACCAAACACCGCACCCGGAACCTGGTGTACGCGGTGGTGGGGGTGGCCAGCAGCCAGGCGGCGGCGGCGGCCATTGATGCGGAGATTGACGCGGCGCTGCACCAGGCCACGCTCACGATTAGCGGCTGGACCAATTTTTGGACGGCCAGAGAAACAGACCTCAATCTGGTAGAGACGGACGCGGGCGAGGTGGTCAGATTCCGCGTGGGCGGGCTGTACCGGATCAGGATTGATAACAGCTAAGGAGGCATTATGGCTGAATATGTAGG